GCAATCTTAACTGGTCGTTCAAAGAAATCATCTAATATCATAGAATTTCTCTGTCCGGTTTCCAGATCTTTTGAGTCTCCTGTATCTTTAGTATCTTCCATCATACCACCAACATCGAGAACATTCTCTTTGTCAGTGATGGCAGTGGGATCAACAGATGATTCATTCAACTCAGCCGATTCTACTACCATGTAATCATGAACGTGTCTTCTATCACGTAGTAACTTCACAGTTCTCCGTAATGCAAGGACTTTGTTCAGGTGTCCATGGTAGTGTTTAGCCGCTATAAAAGCCCTTCCACCCTTGGGGAAAAGTGGGGAGACTTTAATTAATGGCCAGCTGAATCCTGGTAAGGGATCAGCTAATGCAGACAATTCTTTCTCTTCAGTGTCTAGCTCGTGCTGAAGTTTGTTCAAAATATTATCAAAATTATATTTCCTTAGTCTAGTAAAAACAAATGTTGGACGACTAAATCCAAGATCTGGTGAATCAACTTCTCTTCTGACGCCATGAGAATTTAACGAATGGCCTAACTTATTCTTCCTCGTAGATATACATCGTGATTCAACACGCATATCCGGAACAGAATAAGTGTCCCGTCCACCTCCAGGTACGGGCAATATTTCATCTGGACAAAATGACATTTCAAAATCATCCCAACCTTGGATACCAGTCAAATCTGCATCGGGTTGTTCATTATGGATGATATGAATAAGTTCGTCGCGGAAAGAATTGAATTTCTTTTCGTCATCAATATGTAAATACAACTCTCTAAGAGAAGAGTTGCAAGTCATTTCTAACTGTTCTAATGGATTTACATTTGAAGACGGAAGAACCCATTCAAGTGTCTTGTATATACTGTTCATATCTAGAACAGCAACGAACTTTTCAAGACGTTGGTGATATTTAAACTTCCGTTTCAAGAAATCAATATCTTCCACTCTAATTAGTGGAATAGATACATCACCTTTCATTGGTGTTGTGTATCGCATGCCAAATAGTTCCTCTAATTTCTCAGAATATGCGACAGCATTATAAAACTGCTGTACTTTCTTCTTGATTGCAGCGACATCATCGTCACCGTATATAACAGGAAGTACATGATCAAAGAAATCAAATCCTTCTAATTCAGGAATAGACATGAATATGTAGACATGTAGAAACAAGTTTCGTATAGAATTGTCTTCAGCTGTACCATACTTACCTGATGGTTGCAAACCAGGTACTTTGAAGATATCTCCTAAGAAACTTATATAGGGATTGAGTTCATCACTCAACACCCCACGCAACATATATAGTTGATCTTCATTATAACCAAGTGCTTCACAAAGACGGAGTTTAATACGGGCGGTAGATGCGGCTACACCAGGGGGCATAGATATATCAAACCCAGAATAATCTCCAGCTTTAAACCTATCAGAGAAGTTAAGTAGCCTAGTACGAAGTTCATCTCCAAATCTAGTCATATCTGATCCGATAGCCGTATAAAAGGCCTCACCTTTCTCTAACATAAGAGAGTAGAGAGGACCTAACCACTGACGCTGACAAATCAGATTTACCATAGAGGAAGAATAGAACACACGCGTAGAACAAGATTCAATCTTAGAAGTGAGACGAGGTTCATCTTTCAAACAACATACATAAATAGGAGCATTAATTTCTCCATTAGCATAAGATTCTAAATATCGTTTGATATCTTCCTTAATTCGAGTCACAGGTTCTGCATTAGTTCTATCATTAATATCATACAACTTAACATAATCTTTCTTCTTTCCAGGAGTGCCATAACCCGCAGCCTTATTCAGATCTATTCGTCTAAAGAACGGATCTTCCGCTGCTCCATTAATGGCAGTCTCTATATCAAAAGGTTGAAGCTTAGGAATGTCTCCTAAATTCTTAAGAATTCTCTCGACTATAACATCTTCAACTTTTTGTTGAAGTTGAGGATCAAGTCCAGGCTTGCTTTTAGCCATCTTCCTAAGGGCAACATTCCATGGGGAATTCCAAGTACCTTTCCTTTTAACAGGCTTCATAACTGGTTTACCATAGCGCATAGATGGTTCAAAATCCAATTGCTTACGGAATAAATCCGGAATGTGCTTACTTATCATAGACTTGCGAATAGTGCTGTTCTTATTCATAATGACAGGACCATCGCGACCCATGTATTCCATAGGACCGATGTCCTCAAACAAAACAGGTGAGCGTTTATGTGGTGCATCACCAAAAGTAAGATTAGCTTCACTCATCATAAGGAAATTGTTCTTTCCGACAAGTTTGGATATGGCCTCTCTGATCATAGCTTGGGTCACCACAACCCCATAGCATACAGATGATTTCTCACTACCTGCACTATGAATACCTACAATACATGAAGCTTTATCACGTTGTGCAACAATAGGAATTCCACACATTCCGCTACGATGATTATCCCATTTATAACACACACTATTCTGGTAAGTAATAGTAGTATTATCATGTGATGTAACGATACCAGGTACCTTCATCGCATGAACTATGGTATTCTCATCATGCACCATGCCAAAAGCATTAACAAAAGAAGCAACTTCTTTTGGAAAGTGTTTGAGAATGTCTTTGAAACACGAGTTTCCTTCCATTATATATAAATCATCAGTCAGTTCCATAAGATGGCTGTCTTTAATTATATATTCATAGAAATGTCCTGTTAAATCAGGAGAAGAACAAACTCTCATAATAGCTTGATCTTCTATTCCATATAAAGCATGTTTGTGGAATAGGAAGAATCCTCCCTTAAGACCCAAGATATGCGTCTCTCGAACTGCACCACCAGCATATATTTTGGCGGTTCGAACATTCCGAGAGATACAACTACTTAGATCGTGGAGA